TTAGAAATTGAGCGTTGATTGCCCTTGAGCAGTTGAATGTGGCGGAACTTTATTAATAACACCCGGAGTCATAATAGAGCGAATAAATGTCTCCATTGTAATGAATGTATGTCCGCAATTAATATTGGTACACTGATTATATCTCTCTTTAGTTTCGGCAGATATTTCACGACTGGATCGAGTATGCGCTGTGCAACGGCAAATAGGGCATCGCATCATAATAAACACCTCAACGTTCATTTGAGCTTATTAACTATTTTAAATTATTCAAATGAATAAATCATCTGTTTGTATTCAACAAGTTATCCATCAATAGCTTCATAGCTTATATCTGATAATAGAACTTCAAGTTCGAGGTTTGTCGTATAACCGCTATTATTGAGCGAATGAATAACTTTAGTAATTATCCACGGTTGGTTATCGATCACTGACTTGAATCCCTTCACTTTGACAGGGGTTTCCGGGTATAGCTCGGGCCTGCCAACGGCCAAAGTAATAGAAAACTCAGCCACACCACGTTGTAATTTATCCCATTTTGCCTGAGCGGCGCGCATGGCTTGTGCTTTTGTGGCATAGACCGTCGTTAGGGCAAACACGTTATCAGCTTCACCCACCATATATTCACCCTCGCGCGCTTCCTGCTCTTTGGTAGTTTTTTTCTTCGTTACCGGTTTCGCCTTGGGGTGTTGTAACGCCCTTAAATGCTGTTCTTTTGGCTTGCGTTGGAGCTTCACTTTTTGCTTTTGCGGCTTCGGATCTTTGGTGTGTAACCACTTTGCTGTAACACCGGTGTAAGCGCCCCGATCAGCGATGGCAAACTGATGTCGGTCGCCGTCGCGGCGGGTGATGGTGACTTGCGGAATAGGTTTGCCGCTAGCAGTGACGCCGCAACCCGCTATAAGAAACAATAGCTTCCCCGCTTTGATGGAAACCTCGCCCCCGTTGCGTTCTGCAAGGCGAGTGAGGAATTTGGCGTCGGACTCTTGCGACTGGTCAATATGCGGAATTTTCATTGAGGCTAATGCTGGAGTGACGCTGGCAATGAGTTTGTTACGCGTGGCGATGGCTTCAACGATAACGCCAAGCGTGGTGTCATGCCACGATTCCTCGCGTCTGGAATTTAGCGTGCCACGAAAATCCGCACTTCTGGCACGGATGGTCACGGTATCCGGTGCGCCGCGATGTTCCACTTCATCAACGGTAAAGCTACCTTTACCGATCAGCGCAAATCCTTTCCAGCCGAGAAACAACGTCAAAACTGCACCGCGTAGCGGCAACTCAACTCGTCCGTCGGCGTCATCAAGCTCAATATCAAGCTGATCGGCTTCAAAGCCGCGATTATCAGTCAGGGTTAGATTTATCAAGCGGTTGCTGATATTGCCGGTAATATCACGACTATCAAGCGTTAACATAAAATCCGGCATCAATATGCTACCCGCATCTTTTGTCAGCACATCTAACATTAACTCGCCCCCACTGCGCCAGCCAGTTTTGCGACCATATCGCCGTTATTGCCGATGAGAGTTTTGCTCTGTTTACCTATATCGCCATATAGCGCTGCAAGTGATTCATCCACGCGGGTGAGGGTTAGCGTAAAATCGATTTTGCGCGGAGTACCGTCAGCAAAAAACACGCTATCGGTTTCGCTTACATTATTGATGACATACATGCCATAAATTGTGCCGGAACCATCCAGTAACGGCCATGCACGGCCTTCTTCTGCCATCAGTCTAAGTGTGGTCATGGTCATTTTGCCGCCAGTGAGTTCGGGATAAAGCACACCCCCAAGTGTGATTTTCTCCTCGCCAATCCCCAGAAATTGAAAAGCATCACGCTGACCAACCCGACTATTAGACGGCCAGCGATACTCCGCATTACGCTGAAAATTCTGGTAGGGCAGTGTCTGACGCATAAAAATAAACATACCGAGTGCGAGCATCATGGTGTGTTATCTCCTTATCCATCGAATGTCATGCTGGCGCGCATACGGGCGCGCTTTTCCCTTTCATGTTGTTCGAGAGCATCGCGGAGTTGGCGGTTAAAATTGTCACTAGTGGAGACACCACCAGAGAGCGTGATGTGGTAATCGTTTTTGCTCTGGTCAACGTAAGAGCGACCCGCAGGTGCAGTAACTGGCTGATAAGCCTGATAGCCACCATAAGTACTGGTCGCTGGAATGTAGGTGCCGCCCTGCGTCACGGCACTGGCTTTAGTCGCAGTTTGGTCAAGTGTGCTGGATTCCTTATTGATAACACCGAGCTTTTCCAGCACCCAATCAATACCACTGCGCAATTTGTTAAAGGCATTGAGCGGCAGCATCAGCGCATCAGCCAGCGCCTGACCAAATATCACGCCTGCATTGCGGCAACTGTCGAGTGTTTCTTTACTGGATTTCACCGGTGCAATGAGGTTTTGAAACCACTGCCAGACTTTTTGCAGGCCTTCACCGAGAGAATCAAACATCGGCTTAAGCGGCACGAACATTTCTCCGACCGGTGCAAATGCTGCCTTGAGTCCTTCAATCACACCACCAAAAAATGCGCTGATAGGTTCCCAGTATTTACGGATAAGTAACGCTCCGGCGGCAATAGCTGCCACAACAGCCACCACTGGCCAACTGATCGCACCAATGGCAGTCATAATCGCACCGCATACCGAGGTGAACACGGTGCCTAGCGCGCCAGCCGCAGCGATAATGGCATTCACACCCGTGATAACTGGCCACGCCACGAGGCCAATGGCCCCAATCATGCCAACAACGCCAAGCGCCACCGCAGCAACAGTGCCTAATGTCTGAGCCAATCCTCGGTTTTTCTGAATCCAGAGATCCAGTTTCAACACATATCGGGTGGCCGTTTGTACCAGCTTGCGCAGTGAAGACTCCTGCTGGTCATAAAGGTCAGTCCCAACAGCCTGATATGCCGACTGAAATGCTTTAAAGTCGCCGCCGAGGTTGTCCTGCATAATGTTGACCAGTTCCTCGGTTTTGCCGTCAGAGGCTTTAAACACAGCGGTAAGTTGGTCGAGTTTACCGCTTGCCGCTGCGGTCATTAAAACCGCAGCGGCCG